ACTGTTTCAAACCATCTGTTTCTCTTTCAGACGCGACAGCTCAAATAACACGCAGACATATTCTGGTGGAGCGGCTTATGGAGGTTTTACAAGGGGAGAGGTGGCTAGTTTGAGTTTCAACGGAGCTTGCTCCAAACGCCTATAGCTTGAGGGCGTTAAAACAATCATTGGGAGAAGCCTAGAGGCCCTCTGTGTCAAGCCAGCTCCAGCAACGGAGTTACTCTAGTAAAAACGTTTCGCACGTGTGTTCGCTACACGCTGCGCGGTTGAGTGCTGTCAACCAAATATGAGCAGCACTTCGGTAGTTACACAAGCCCGCCTTAACCCGGCCGGTGGAGTAGCTACCCGGGGGCACTTAGTTATCCTGAAACTCAATTACTCGCAGACATATTCTGGAGGAGTGGAGGGAGACGCGACGTGTCACGTCGAGCACTCTAGGGTTGGTACATACCTAGAGTTTAAGATACATTACTTGCACAGCTTTCTGTTAGCCGAGGGACGGACTACTTACCACAGTCCATTAAGGTCAGAATTCGAGTGCACCGAGCTTTATGCGAGGCCAAGAGACTGCGTGATGTATAATGGAAAGTCCACTCTGAACAGTCCAGCCTACGACCCACTTGCGCCATTGCGCCGGCACACGAAGACATATTCTAAGTGTGAGTGGTCGGAAGGAGCGGTTACCCGATGCCCATCATTGATTAACCGTTTCTCTCTTACCCCAACGTTCCCATTTCCTCCACTACCTTGAGTAGGGATACCATAGCGAAATGAACTCCACGATCTACACACCGATCAGCAACATCCGCGGCAACGCGAAGGCCTTGGCAAAGGCAGACGGTGGCAGCGTACGCACGTACGCAGCTGTTGTCACATCCGACTACACCATCAACGGGTTACACAAGACCCGCCAGGTGTCCCAGACTTGGGAAGTTGGACATGCAATCCCGGCATCTGAATTTGTGTCGCCGGGATCATTCAAGCGTGGCGTAAAGGTCACCATCCCGACAGCGGCCGTGACTTCTCAGAAGAAGTCAGACAAAGCCAAGTCGACCGAGTCGTCTACTCGAGCTTCTATCGAAGTCAAAGGGGCGATCTCCTGGATGGGAGAACCCTTGACCGGCGGTTTGGACGCTATTGATGCGTCATACCGTCCGTCATCGCAAGCTACCGAGGATTTCGTGTCCAAGGCGCGCGCGTACGCACACCACACCGGCGACTTTCGAGTCGCTGACCATTCAGCCATTGTCGAGAGACTGGCCTCGTTTGTGGCGGCATACACACTTGACCAGACGGTCAACTCGTATGACCTTTCACGCGGCGAGGCTCTCTCTCTGCATTCGATTGCGGCGTACACCAGCCCTCTTGGGGCGCAGGACGACGTGATCTGGCTGCCACACTATGCCGACGATTCGTCGTCACAAGGTGTATTCGGTGCCATTATCTGGGCAGCGGCAGCAGTTGGTTCAGTCGTAGTGACTGACCGCTTAGCGATCGATCAGCAAGATCGATCTATTGTGCCGTGGCTATCAGGTTGGGAAGCCGCACGAGGCGCTCTTGAAGCCCTCCGTATCCTAGGCAGCAATTACCAAGCTGCCGGGGCGGGAGGCCTCTTTGCACTTGCGATGGCAACAGGGCTTACCAAGGTCCTATCAGTGGCGTCTTCTGGCGCGGACGGTCTTGTCGTACGCGACGTACTAAGGTCGATCCGCTACAAGGCGTCCTACGGCGGTATCAATACCGCCAACCGTGGCTGGGCCGGAATCCCGCAACCTGTCGTCGGTAGTTACGAGTCCATTGTTGGAATCGTCGACTTCATGGCGTTACAGGTTGCTGCATCCTCGTCCGTCGCTGATCCACTGGCTGAACTGGATGGCCGCGTTTACCCCACCGTATTCGTGGCTGCCAATATGCCTATCGCTGACCCGCTGTCTTTGAAGTCGCAGACTCTTGACCCGCAGGACACAGCAACAGCCGGGGCTTGTAGCAACTCACTGTTGTACCAAGCCTCTTCCAACAGCGGTGCATTCAACCGCAACTTTGTACGTGAACTGCGTCGCGCCTGGCTACTCGAGAACCAGGACGAGATCAGCTCACGCATGGCTGAGAACCGGGCCGTCAGCGTCCTCAACTTAGGTTGGCAACTGATGGCTGAGAGCGGAGACACGTCCGTGGGGAAAGTTGCGTTCGCGCCCTACTATTGGGCTGAGCCAACTGGTATTCTCCGCCTCACGCCAGGGCGCGCAGCTGATGATGCGGGTTACGGCGTGAAATGTGACATCACCCAGGCCTGTGAGACTCCTTACTTCGGAGGACGAGCAACTGGAAACTCGACGCACTACGGGTACGAGTTGACTACTAGCTGGTCATCGGCACGCAATGCGGGGATTTTCCTTGCTGAAGGGCCCGGTGCTGCAGCGGCCGGTTTCGTCCGGGTCACGGGTTGTGAAGAAGCCCGTTGGTCCGGCCTCGACAAGGCCGCTGCTAACGGTGTCGTCAACTGGCTGCGCCGGGGTGGACAACTTAATGTTGTCAGCCCTGGTGCAGGCAGAAACGCCTTTCCTGCGCCAACGGACGGCCTGTACCTAGGTACAGGACTGCGGCTGATGGTACACAAGGCCCTCACTGACGCGACGCAGCCATGGATCGTTACTGATACTGGCATGCCACGTGTGAGTGAGATCACAACAGTGGTCACGACCACGATCTCGCCCCTCTTCGGCTACGCTGGTAAAGGAGGCGACACTGTCCGGGACCATCAGATCCAGCTCCGGACGATCCCGCTGGACCACCTGTCACGTGGCTCCACTGCGGGCGAGGAGTTCGGCTTCTTCGGAGTCGGACTTTTCGTGTCGGGCGATGTTTCCGTGGGAGAGACATCTGTCCCAGCCAGGCAGCCAGATACCCAGCGGATCGAGCCCGCGGTACCGAGAGCGCGCCCAGCAATTGCTCAACCAGCACCAGCCGCGTCAGTAACAACGTCTGCGACTGGCAACATTTTAACCCCTGTGGTTGAACACGGATCTGAAAATGGTCCGCGTCGCCACCAGGACAGCCGGGTGGTTACCGGCACGGTGACAATTCCGCCACCAGCGTCAGGCCCGCCTCCACCAGATAGTACGGAGGCCGGCCAGTCATAATGTGTCGGATGAGGGAACGCGCGACCGAGTTAGGTAAACTTGGCCACGCACTCAGTCTGGTGATTGGCAGTACACCAGAAGGTTTCCCCGAAGCTACAACTGACCAGTGGGCATACGTAACGCGTGCTTCAGCGAATGCAACCACTTTAAGACCCGAAGCACTATCCATGCTCTGCTGTAACGCACCGTTGCAGATTGAGTGTACTAGCGAGAAAATTGATAAACTTATCGACATGTTTAACATCTGTCAGGAGATTGTAGCCCCGAGAGATAATGAAATTAGTGGTGACTACAACACCATGCTGCAGGTACTCGCAGATCCGACCCGTAGCAAAAAAGAACTTAAGGATCTCAACATATTCCCGGTCGTCAAGTCCTATGGAGAGGCTCTCGTGAAGACGAATATCTTTGCAGAGAGCGCACTCCTAGGTGTTGTCGAGACACTGGGACCAGCCGTTGGACGCATGTTCGCGCGGTGGTTTTACCTCCTCCGCGGCATGCCCAACGACTCAGTGGCTGCAGCCATACTTTACGCTGCAGGCGCATACTCTTGTCTGGGTGTGCGAGCAATGCCAATTGCCGTTGCGTCTATCCTCTACCCGAGTGAAGTCAAATGTCTTAACGTTATAGTTAAGAGCCTTGGTTGGAACTCGACACGTAAAGGGTCGATGTTGTGTGAGCTCAACGTTCTCGGGGGTCGTGGTATCGGTCATGTCGATACATCCTCAGACAGCTTTGAGCGTTGCACTCAGAAATGGGTAGACGAAAATTGCGTCTACTATGAACAAACCCGCCTTCGCGAGTGTATCCGTGAGGTTTATAGAGAGGAACTTGGCAACAACAACCTCAAACTTGAACCTATTGACGCGATGCTTGGAAGGCGGTGGGCATGGTTCGTGAACGGGGCCCACTCTCCAGGGAATGAAGAGTTGGCAACCGGGATCAAAAGCCGTGCGCGCGCGTTACCTTTCGCCCGTGTCCATCGACGTGTGGTGGCAGAAAACTATTCCGCAAAAGAACTTGGGGAATGGAGAGGTGACGTAATTGCCAGTCGAGCTGTAAAGCTTGAGTTAAGTAAGGGGCGGCTTCTGCTCGCATGTGACACTTGGTCGTATATCGCTTTCGAGCACATACTATCGTCTGTCGAGCGTGTGTGGGCGGGGCGCTACGCTATACTGAACCCTGGCAACTATGGTTATGTCGGCATGCACAACCGACTAGAGTCAGCAACTCACAGTGCACCGTATAGGGTAATGCTTGACTACGACGACTTCAATGCCCAGCATTCGAACGAGTCAATGGAGAGTGTTTTCGCGGTGCTCAATGAGTGGTTCAATGACGATGACATCACAAAGGCAGCGACCAGCTTTCACCGTACGTATGTCAGCATCAATGGTAAGAAAGAAAGATTACTTGGTGGTCTTTGTTCTGGCCACCGTGCGACGACGTTTGTCAACACGATCTTGAACCGTGCCTACCTGAAGTATGTAGTAAAAGACTTCAATTCAGTCCGTGCCATGCATGTAGGCGACGACATTTTCTTAAGTGTCGGAGACGCCGCTCGCGCAGCCGCAGTGATTGATGACATCATTGCACACCCGATCCGAATGAACCCTGTTAAACAGAGTGTTGGTGTGTACACTGGTGAGTTTTTGCGTGTCGCCTACGGCCGCGAAGCAGCGTATGGGTATTATGCCCGTGCTGTTGGTTCGATAGTCAGTGGCAACTGGGTGACAGAGCGCGAAACAACAGCTGTTGAAAGTATCTCCGCTTTTGCCAGCTCAGCATGGGGCGCCGTGAACCGAAGCGGTTCCCTTGCAGTAGGAGAGATCATCGGAAGGTGTGTTGCCCGTCGGAAGGCACTCCCCACTACTATGGCCATTCAGGTCTGTACTGGGTCCTCCGCTGTGGGAGATGGTCCTGTGAGGGATACCGCCCGCAATCCGATGCGCTATGACGTGATTACTGGTTCCAAGGCCTTGGAGCTACACAGTAAGATCAGAGCGACAAATGTGAACAAGCGCTTTCGTAATAACAAAGCACAGATGTATTGGTTCCCAGAAGAATTTGGGGTCAATGACACAGTGCTGCGTGCCAAGAAAGATTTTCCGCCTTGGTTGGGAGCGCTAGCTACAGAAGAGTACTTACTCGAGCATGTTTCACCTGTTGAAGCAGCAGCGTTAGTAATGTCTGGGGGAGATGTCCGCAGTCGGATGCTAGAATCATCGTATTCAAAAAGCATGGCATGCGTTGACGAAACCAGGGATTACTGCATTGCTATGGACCACTGGCGAAACATCGCGACAGAACCAGGAGCAGCAGAAGTGCACGCTCTCGCTCGTGAAGTAGTTGGTACAAGTGGGTGTCTTAAGGCCTACCCACTTGTAATGCTGTTCAAAAATTCCTTGTCGTCAGCTCAAATAGCCAGGCTCGTGTACTTACATACCGGGCAGTGGGTTCGAGAGGCTGACGCACATCTCATTGCGTTCGGGGGGCATGCGCGGGGGTGTGTTGTGCAACGAGGAATACCGTTTGCTGACGCCTACAGACTAGGACAGCGGACGAACAAAACCTATTTGACATCGAAATACGATATTTATGTCTAATAGTATAGCTATGAATTTAGACCTGATTTACGACCAGGCACCATAAAAGCTAAGTATCCTTTAATAAAGGGGGAGACCCG